TATGGAGCCTACCCTATCGATGACTTCGATATGTCTTGCCGCACTCACGACCGGGCATACTGGTCAGGAAAGCGCTTGAAACGGGCCGACTTAGAGTTTGCAAAAGCGAACATTGGCCAAGGCTTCAAGCGTACCGTTGCCGGTGTCTTAGTTGGTATTCAGGGAATATTCCGGCCAGACGATGCTCCAACTCATTTACCTCCAAACATCTACGGCTTTCCTTTTTCGTCTACAAAAGGTTTGTTTGTGTGGTTATGTTTTCTTCTGAAGAAACACAGGCTCTAATTCATCTTCTCTCGACAATTCTATGCAAGTTAAGTCAACCCGACGCAAACGTAGCGGACGCAGTGGAGCTGCTAGAACTGGCGGTACTCGTCGTAAAACCCTTCGTACTGGCAAGAAAGTGAGCAAGCGCAAAGTTGGCGGTAGTCGTAAGAAGTCCAAGAAGTCGAGGAAGGCTAAACGCTCTTCGAAGGCTCTTTCGCTTTCTAGTATTTGTGCTCGCGGTGTACAGTTCACTCGTGAAGATGGTTTCGACTCTTCGGCTACTACTGGGGCGCTGTATTTGGGACATACAACATGTCCGATGGATGTTTTTCGTACGCAAGTTTGGTGCGCTTGTTTGAAGGCACTATGGAAAAAGGTTGGAGTCAGCGTCGCTAGTTTGGACGAATTTCTTTTGGTCAACAATACCGATAATATCTTGATATACTATCAGCTAGACCCTACTAAGGGGACTGATATCTTGACAGTCAGTATCGGATTGTTTGGCACTAATATTTTGGCGCAAGCGGCATATATGTCCGATGCTATTCGCCCTTGGAATGCTGGTGTGGTTGGTATGCCGGCTTATAACCAGTATCAGAATGTATTCAGTAAAATCGAATTTTCTCCTGATGCGACTGTGGCGAATATGCATCGTGCACCTTGCGAATTGAATTTTTTTAATTCCAAGATTGCGTATTATACTCGGTCCGAGTTTAAGATGCAAAATCGTTCCGTGGGAGAGCCTGGTGATGACGAGTATACGCGAGTCGATTCGGTCCCGATTTATGCAACAAGTTATGTTGGTCGTGGTAATGGTCCTGTTATCCGCCCAAAGTCTGGTTTTGGCGGTGCTGGAGCACCGATCACGCTTGTTGGCCAGAATGCTTCTGGTGTCATCGCGACGGGATCCGATGGTGATACTAATGAACCTCCTAGAGGTGATCAAATTGGCGCTAAAAAGGTTGGCCGTACTGTGTTTGCGCCTGGTACGGTCTCTACGAGTGTGTTGGTTGACAAGAAAGAACTTAAGATTTCGACAATTTTTACAAAATTTGCGAATTATGCGCATATTGTCGGAGTAACTACCACTCAACAGTTTTATCGCCACAACTTTGGTAAATTTCGTTTGTTCGGGTTCGATAAAATGATCGAAACAATTGCAAAGGCAACTCGTCGTCCTATTAGAGTTGCTGCCGAACATAATTTGTACTCTGCGCTTTGTTTCATTGAGTCCCATAAAGGTGAAACAACGCAGACCTATACGTTCAATAACGCTATTGAATAATGACCGCACAAACAATAACAGACGTCCCGTTTAGGAAGTCGAGGCTTGTTTGTTATGCCTAACCCTATTACAATAAAAGCAACTGGTTTGCCTACTTTGAATTTCAATTTATGTCTGTTGGCCGCTACTGGATTTTAACTATTCCTCACCATGGGTATGTGCCGTATTTGCCGAAAACCGTTGTGTTCGTCAAGGGACAACTTGAGAAGGCTCCGACGACGGGATATTTACACTGGCAGATGGTGTGTGTGTTCGCTAAGAACGTTCGACTCTCCGGTGTCAAATCTGTATTCGGAGACGGCGTCCACGCCGAATTGTCCCGCAGCTCCGCCGCCGACGCCTACGTTCACAAGGAGGATACGTCCGTCGAGGGTACTCGATTTGAGCTGGGACAGCGTGCAGTCAAACGGAACTCGAACACCGACTGGGAGGCCATTCGCACATCCGCAAAATCCGGCAACTTTGACGACATCCCGGCGGACGTTTATATCCGATGCTATTCGCAACTCAAGTCGATCGCGAAGGATCATCTTCGACCCGCACCTATTGAACGCACTATCTCTGTCTACTGGGGAAGAACCGGGACCGGCAAGTCTCGACGAGCATGGGACGAGGCCGGTATGGACGCCTACCCCAAGGACCCGCGTTCCAAGTTCTGGGATGGTTATCGGTCTCACAAACATGTTGTCATCGACGAGTTTCGAGGAGCAATCGACATCGGACATGTTCTCAGATGGTTCGATCGATATCCCGTCATTGTTGAGGCCAAACACGGAGCCACAATTTTAGCCGCTACTCATATATGGATAACTAGTAATCTTGAACCAAGACTTTGGTATCCTGACCTCGATCCAGAAACCACCGCCGCACTACTCCGCCGTTTAACTGTAACTCATTTCAATGGAAATCCTTTTCAATAAATTTAAAAAACCAGCAAAAAAAAAACACAGTTAATTGAGAATGTTATTATTTATTGACCGCTATTGTTTCAACGACCAACACTAGTACGCGGAGATCGATGAAAGAACGGACGTTGTTGCGAGACTGATGCCATACCGTCCAAGTCCGCCCAAATTTCTTCTTGAATAATTTGGTCATAGCTTAGTGCGTCGCGTGGCCACCAACAGATTCCACCATCGAATTCCATAACCGAGATGCAGAAGCGACCCCACCGGTTGTGGAGAACCATGTTCGTTTGCGAAGGGATTGAACTCATGACAGGGGCTAAAGCGCGTTAGACAAGTAGGTTATTAATTGAGGGTAGGAATGAGGGAACTTCCATTTTATACCCAAACGGTGGGGCCCCGCGCGCAGCATGGGGGGGACCGTTACTGGTATAAAATGTAAGTGGACGATTGACGCCGCCGCAATTAATATCATACTTGTATAAGGCGCTTGCAGACCCTGTCATGAGTTCAATCCCGAGCGAACGGACAGGGGACTACACAACCGGTGGGGGCACTTCGTCGCCGTTTTCCGATCCGTAAGCACCCGGCGTCAGGTGTTACCCCTAACCCTGTTACGCCTAGTATTACTTACGGATCGGCGTAACACATAACAGGGTTATAAAGTTACGCCAAAAACTCATTCCTACCCTCAATCTAAAATTAATGGCTCCTGGTAGAAAGAGGAAGTATAACGATGCTTTCTCCGTTGCTTATCATGGTAATTGGTGCGGTCCTGGTTGGTCTGGCGGCCTTCGTCAGAACTCTCGTTTGTATGGAGCCTACCCTATCGATGACTTCGATATGTCTTGCCGCACTCACGACCGGGCATACTGGTCAGGAAAGCGCTTGAAACGGGCCGACTTAGAGTTTGCAAAAGCGAACATTGGCCAAG